ACACACCCCTCTAGCTCAATGGCAGAGCAGTAGGCTTTTAACCTATTGGTTGTGGGTTCGAGTCCCACGGGGGGTACTCAATGTGTATAAATCTATCCGAAAGAGTGTGATGATGGAAAATATTTTCACCCACCAACTAATAGCAGTGAATATTTATACAACCATGTTGGATAACGTCGACAACCAGCAAATCATCGACGACATCGACCAACACGGACACCCACCCAAACTTGACACCATCCCACAACACGGAATCGACTCACACAGCTACCACGAAGACACCGTCATCCCACAAACACAAGCAATACACCAACTAGAACAACAAATAATTCACGCCGTCAACGAAGTAACAAAAACCAGCAACAAAATCGACGCAATCTGGGCCCTCCACCTCAACCAACACCAATCAGTGATGGCCCACACCCACAAAAGTAACCAACACATCAACCACGACGAATACTGGTCAATCGCCTACTACCCAGAAGCACCAGAACACCCCGCAGACCTCATCTTCCACACCACACACAACAACACCATCGACAACACACACCGCATCACACCCAAACCAGGGCTACTCATCATCTTCCCCTCATACATACTGCACTACACCGACCGGCAACAACAACCACAACGCCGCACCGTCATCAGCGCAAACCTCCACCCAACAAAACCAACAACAACAAACAACGCCGACTGGACCCCATACAAAAAACGTCCAATAATCGTCAACCAAGAACTAGCCGACAAATACAAAGAACAACAACGAAAAGGATGGCGCTACGGATGAAAAACACACCCATCCGCATCCAACTCACCCCAAAACAAATCCAACAAACAAACGACTGGGTACAACAACAACAAAACAACAAACGCAACACAAACGTCCCAGACCGAGCATTCGACCACAAACAAACAAGCTACAACATCGCCCTCATCGGAAAACTCGGCGAAGTAGCCGCACAACAAACATTCGGCGGCACCATCGACTGGAACATCTACCCACTCGGCGACGACGGCAACGACCTACAACTAAAACACCACACAACCCTCGTCAAAACAAACACCTACCAAGGCAACCCAAAAAACGTCCACCTCATCATCAACACACTCCAAGAAGTCCAAAAAACACAAGCCGCAATCCTCGTACACCTACAAGGCGACAAACACCAACCAACAAACCCCAACAACACCTGGGAAATCTGCGGCATCATCAGCACCACCAAATACCTCAAACACCACAAAACACTAAACTACGGACACGGCACCCGCACCTACATAGAAAAACACCACCTCACACACCCACACACCTACAAAGCGATGTACCCATGACACAACCAACATTCGGATCACTATTCGCAGGAGTCGGAGGATTCGACCTCGGCTTCGAAGCAGCCGGATACACCTGCCAATTCCAAGTCGAATGGGACAAAAACTGTCGCCAAATCCTAGACCACAACTGGCCACACGTCCCCAAATGGGAAGACGTCAACAACGTCCACGGAGCCGACCTCCCACCCGTAGACATCATCACCTACGGATTCCCCTGCCAAGACCTATCAGTAGCCGGAAAACGCGCCGGACTAGACGGAGACCGATCAGGACTCTTCTTCCAAGCAATCCGCATCATCCACGAAATGAGAGAAGCAACAAATGGAAAATACCCAAAAATCGCTGTCGCCGAAAACGTCCCAGGACTCCTCAGTGCCGACAAAGGCGCTGCAATGGCAAGATGCCTTGACACGCTGGCCGAAATCGGGGCACTGGTCCAAGAATGGCACATCCTGGACGCACAATGGTTCGGAGTACCCCAACGACGGCGCAGAATCTTTCTCACATCTATCTTCGATCCTACAACCGCCCAACGAAGTCCCCAACAAATATTCCCTGTCGCAAAAAGCGGCACAAGGGATCCTAAGGAGAGCAACAAGACGAGGGAAACAACTCCCCCCACTCCTCAACACAGCACTACAACACCTAGCCAACCAACCGTCTACGTAAAAGCAAAACGCGCCCAAAACAACACAGACGACGAAAGTTGGGAAACAAACCGCCCCAACCCAACACTCAACGCCTTCGACCAAGGCGACACACGCACCACAACCACAATCGTCTACACCCCACAACCCATCGGCTTCTCCCACACACAAGGACTAGACGCACAACCCTCCACCCAATCATTCCCAACACTCAGAACCGGCGGAGCCGGACACGCAGTCGCACAACCCATCGGCATCCACGGCAAAAACATCGGACGCCAAGACAAAAACACCAGCAACGGCGCAGGCTGGACACAAGAAAACGACCCCATGTACACACTCACCACCGTAGACATCCACGCCATCGCCGACGAACAAGCACAACACACCCAACTCGCAGTACGACGACTCACACCACTCGAATGCGAACGACTAATGGGCTGGCCAGAAAACCACACACTCCACCGCGCCGACGGCAAACAAAACTCCGACTCACAACGCTACAAACAATGCGGAAACGGAGTCGCCGCACCAGTCGCAAAATGGGTCGCCACCCACCTCAAACCACTCATACAAATCTAACCAAAACACACACCACCACCAAAAAAAAATGGACACCCCACAACGCATCAAACAAATACGACAACTCGTATCACAACTCCCAAACGACCACAACAAACACGTACTCAACCGCATCACAGACCTACTAGAACACATCACAAGAACAGATAAATCTAACCAGAATACGCCGAACCAAAAATAACCCCAACCCCTCCCCCCCGGCGTTTGGCGTGCGCTCGTAAGTCCCGACAGGCGTTTTTGGCTGGGTGGTGTTGCTCGTGTCGATGTCGATGGTCGATAGCTCGTTCGATAGCTCGTGTGTTCGACGTGTTTGACGGGCGGGCGAGCAGTTCGGCGAGCAGCGGGCGTTGCTGTCGGCGTGTGGGGCGGGTTGGCGAGGCGGGTGGTTTGGGTTGGTGTGTTGTGTGCGAGGCGAGCGGGTTTCGTCACCGCTCGTTTCGTGACCGCAAGATTATTTCGGATTATTTCGTAAATAGTGTTGACATCTGTTGTGTGATGAGTAAGATGTACAACATGACAACGACACAGGACACCACAGTCATTGACCAGTTCATCAACGCTCTCACCGAAGAGGTCGCAGACGCATCGTTTGACATCTACAAGACGACGAACGTCAAAGCGACAATCAACGATGACGAGTTCACCGACATCATGGCGCAGTGGATTGGCGCACAGATTGACGTTGACGTTTCGTTCCATGTGTATTGCGACGAGCCGTACAACGACTACGCCGAGTACTACCCCATCGTTGACGGAACCGTCACCTACGAGGGTGTCACCTACAAGTTCCATGCCAACGTGTGGAACGGCGACGGCGACATGTGCGAGGTCGTCCGATGACCCGCACAGTATGGAACGCCGAACATGGCTGGCACGAAACAGACGACGACTACAAGTTGACGATGACCGACACAGGAGCAATCCAATGGGTCAACACCACAGAACAGGACACAGACGATGAGTGAGAGATACGACATCTACCACAAAGAGAACTACGACAACGACGGCAACGTGCTAACCCGCACATGGCACATCATGGATACAGCGAACCGATGCGCCGACATGGGGTTCACGTTTGACGACCGACAAACAGCGTTAGCGAAAGCCAAACGCCTAGACAGGGGGTTGTGATGAAACGTGTACGACCCGAATACAACATCATGCCCATCCACTACTACGACAGCGACACAGCAGACGCGAACGTGATACGCACCGAATACGTCGTAACCAGACACGAACGTCCCATCGGATACGTCTACGACACACAAGACGAAGCAGTCGCAAAGTGCAACGAACTAGAGACAGCATGACATCATTCGTGGATGTCGAACCAGACGGCACGTTTCTGCCGGAAGATAAGCACACCATCTCAGACGGCGGAGACCCCAACGTGTTCGGCGGGGTTCTTCATGCCGTCGCTTTGACGGGAGCCGACAAGCCGGTAGTGAACATCACGACCACGTTCAGACGGTTAGCAAAGCCGTTCGTGCCTATCTCGTCGTATGTGACCAGAACAGACTTGTACGACATCGTGACCCTAAAACAGGGCGGTGCCGTCATTAGTACCAGCACTCTCATCACATCGGACAAGCCCATCAGCAATGTTGGCGATGTTGACCCTTTGCCGCATAAGCAGTTCCGTGAACGGGAATGGGATTGGGGTTGGGGCAGCGGCAGCGACTTGCTGGCGTACATGACCGGATACTTTCGGCGAGACAGGTCGATGATGTGGCTCAAGGACCACAAGATGGACCTGGCGGCGGTTGCCACACTTTGCGACTTCGGGACTATCAACCTCGTGCCTCTCGTGGGACAGTTCGGTCGAACAGTGATGTTGACGTCGCACTTCACCGGGGTGCTGCCGGAATGCTCGAGCCAGGTGACACATCAGATTCGAGCCCAGAGTCAAGGGTGTCTCATCACCCAACTTGACCAGTACACCGAGGATGGTCGCCCTGTGTGTTTGACCACGATGACCGCGAAGGTGCGTCAACTTGATACGGGTTGGAAGGGCGGCACTTTCTCTTAGTTCGTAAGGCATACATGGTTCACGCCACCTCGTCCTGTAGAGGGGTATGCCTCTCCTGTCTGTTGGTTTAGGTGAAAAGGGGACAGAAGGAGTGACAGTGAGCCAGCAGCGAGAACCTTTCACGAGGTCTCAACGAAGCCCCATCTTGCTTGCCTGTTTGCCGGATGGGGCTTTGTGCTGTATCAGCGTCTATGCCGATACCACGAAGGGGAAGCAGTGGAACTAGGGGACTTAGGGTGTACGACCTGCGAGCGGAGCCACGCAACAGCCGAAACAGCAAGCATCAGATAGCTCAGCAGCACGCTGCCGCACAGTGCGACGACCAGCCCGACCTTACCGTTCATGCCGAGCCTTGTCATGGGTTCGAAGAGGATGCCCGTTTTGGAGATACTGCCGCTTCTTTCCGGCTTTCGTACCAGAAACAGTTTCGACTTCACCCGTTCGAGGATTCAGTCGAGTTCGAGACCCGGACCGCTGCGACGTCGACTTCTTCTTGCCCATCAGCCCATTATCTCACAACGGGACTTACGACCGGATCACAGGTCATACTGGATGAACCAGCCTGCACAGTCAGCTACAGTCATCGAGAACTCGAGGCGAAGTCGATCCCAGTCTTCAGAATGTTCGATCACTCCGGCGTCGAGGCACTCCTCGAGCGCGTCACAGAACCCGTTGTTCCTCAGCAAAGACGTATCGTCTGTATGGAGAACATCTCCGAATACCACTTTCTTGCCTACCTCAATGTCAAAAGGTTGGGCACAAATGTGGATGTCGTCCTCCTCCTCAACGTGGATGATTGACAAGCACTCCGTCACATCTCCCTCGCCCTTGCCGAACTCCTCAGACAGCGACTTATCCCTTGTTTTATCAGGCTTCTGAGACACGAACGCTTCTGACAGCAAGGTGAACGAATCGCAGCCCCAAGCACGACGCATCACATGTGCAGCGAAACCGAGACGCTCCATGCGGTCGTCCTCATCGTCGTTATCGCCCCAACCAATGTCGTACTGTCCAATTACTGCTAAATGGTCGTCCTTCCAACCAAACAGATTCATCTGAAGTTCCTCACCGATGCCGTACTCGGCGACCAAGTGACGTTTAGCCGACTGACCAACCGCTAATGCGAGAGCAACTTTTGACTCAGAGCCGGGGTAAACGTCTTCCACGACTGTTCAGGCTAGTTGATTTCGTCTGGATTTAGTGGATCTCCTTCGTTTCCACCACGCCAATCGAGAACAAACTAGGCTTATCAACATGCCAGAACCCAAAGCAAACAAGAAACCAGCAGCCAAAAAGACACCTGCCAAGAAAACAGCAGCGAAGAAGACAGCCGGAACGAAGAAGACTGTCGCCAAGAAGCCTGCCGCCAAGAAAACCCCAGCCAAAGCCGCCTCGACCAAGAAAACCACCCCGTCAAAAGCTGCCGCAGCAAAGAAAACAGCTCCCGCAGCGAAGAAAACAGCGGCAGAACCCCCCAAGAACAGCGGCACAAATGTTGTTTTGATCAACGACATCAAGGATCCAAGCATTCGAAAGCGTCTCGCCGCCTGGTTCAGGCGATAACCCGCCGGATTTCGTCCGCCGTCAGCAGCACGAGCGCGTACGACACCCCCATCGAGCCGGACTCGTCATCAACTATGACCTCAACTGAGTCATGCGGGACTGCAAAGTGTGACGATAACGCCGCTCGAACCTGAGCGACTGTTCGTTCCCCAGCAGCCAGGCTCGACCCCAAAGGATCGAGGAGATCCTGATCTTCGTCGAGATTTTCGACGAGTTCGACCTGGAGATTGCTTCGTTCGACCTGGTTTTTGTGTCGATCAGCCAGGACGCAGCCGGTACATGCCAGCAGATCTGTCGCCGATTTCCTTTTCCTCGACTCAATGTGACCGCATTCGAGGTGATGGAGCCACTCGACCTGCCCCCACGAGCCGGTCTTCTCGATTCGAGTGACCTTCTTCCTCGGAGCCGCCTTCTTATTTACCGGCTCTCGAACCACACTTCTGCCTCGCTGACTGCTCTTGCGAGTCCCGCTCCCCATTTTGATTCAAGCGCCATCGCCCAAGGCTGCGCTCTCCATCCGGGGATGCCCTGACCCTGATCGTAAATGTACTCGATCTTCGTTGCGGCGAGCTCCTCGACTCGTGTCCAGAGTTCTTGCTGCGTCCTGATCCATCCGGCTAACTCGGCGTCCTGCTCCTCGGTGCGTTCCATCAACACAAGCATCGCAATGTTTGACGGGGGCAACACCTCCAGAACATCTTGCTCAATCTCATCCAGATTTGTGACAGCGAGAAGTATCTGCGACTGCTCCAGCAAATCTTTTGGAATTTCTCCAACAAAAGTGTTGACATCTGTGCTCATACTTATTAGAGTAGTCCACATGACCTACATCAAGTGCACACACCCTCCTATCTATTACACAGTTCGTACCTGCGTGCGCTTCGTTTTCTGGGGCTCAATCGCAACACTCGCTATCTGGGCGGTCATGCTCATCGGTGTCAAGGCAAACGCCTACAACCCGTGCCCTATCAACCTTCACAGCAACTTCACCTACAGCACCACCGAGTGGTACCCCACAATGGAATGCGACATGCCTGAGAACGTGGAAGTTGACCTACAAGGCAACTGGTGGTGGGCATCGTGATCTCACAGCCCTTCGTCATCTTCATGATGTCACTCCTCCTGATCGCCACTATCGCCTTCGGTATAGCCGAGAAAGGCAAAGGTGACTGGGAATGAGCGACAACCAAATCCCCGACCAATCGTGGAAATACGAAAAGTCCTGTTGGATCGCCGTTCGTGGCAGAGGATCCATGGGACCCGACGTTCACTGGGGTCCTTTTGAAACATACGCCGACATAGAGGACTGGGCTAAAACCCTGAACTTCGCTGTAGGCTTCGTAGAACTCAAAGATCCGGACTCAGATCCATCGACCTGGTGGACCTGACAATGATCTCAAAATCAACTGGTGAGTGGTAGTAGGTCATACAAAACAAACCAGTAATAGAAAGACCCCCCGAGTTTCTTCTTCCTCGGGGGGTCTTTCTCATTCTCAGTTACTTGCTGATAACACCAAGTTGCTCTCTCAGTGCAGTCAACTCTGCGTTCGTGTCGTCAATCCTTGCGATCAACATCAACAACGCTGCGACAGTGCCGTACTCCTCGGTCGAAGTGTACGAACGCTCTTGAATATGGGACAGGAACTGTGCGTGTTCTGTTGCCAGATCCTGCGCTCCCATCCCCATCAGAACGGTTCGCTGTCTTCGGACTGAGACTGGCGAGTCGGAACCTTCCGACCTCCGCCGGACTTCGCTCCTCCGTCGCCGTCACGACGCTTGCGGCTGAAACTGTCAATCGCTCGAGCCGACACTGCGACCTCATCTGCGATCAACTCAACCGTTGAGCGGTTATTGCCGTCCTTGTCCTCAAAGGTGCGCTGCTCCAGGCGACCGGTGACAATCACTCGGACACCCTTCTCCAGCACTCCTGCCGCATCTTCGGCGAGTCCACGCCATGCGACAACATTGAAGAACGACGTCTTCTCTTGCTTTTCACCCTTCTGGTCAGTCCAGTAATGGTTCACCGCCATCGAGAAACCCAGCTTCGGCGTTCCGCCGTCGCCCAGGAACCTGAGTTCCGGGTCTTGAGTGATGTTACCGACAAGGGTAGTGGGGCTAGCTGACATTCGGATCCTCCGCTTGTTTCAACCCAACGGGACTTCCGTGTGGGCACCGATCATCTTAGCCACCTTTCACCGGGCGATCAAACAACTCGTGCTAGATTTTGTCCCATGAAGCACGACCCCGCCGACGCTCGACTCTGGATCATCAATCGACTCGCCGAAACTTTGGTGGATCTAGCCGAAGACGACGAAGATGATGCTGTTGTTGATCTTGAGGAACTCACCGATCAGATGCGGAATGTTGCTGAGATTTTGATTGAGTCCATCAACCTTGTGGTTACTGGTTCAGATGGGACTACAGGGACAGCAGAGTTTGGTGATGGCTGAGAAGCCTTACCAGAACAAGGAACTCCCACATGGTTCTGGTGAAGAGAAGCGTTGCCCTGCATGTATGAAGCTTTACAACCCTGCTGTTGAGCAGCATGTTGTTTTGGAGAAACCTTTGCACCTCGGTAGGTGCGTGAGATTTACTCCTGGTTCGAACATCCCTCGTTCCTGACGACCTCTTCGATCGCGTTTGCCTGGGCAAGCCCGGATGCGTGAACACATTCGTGTACGAATTTCTCCCAGGCGTCGGTCATTTGTACCTTCATCACGATGTCAGGGTCAAAAGTCCCGTACTTCTCAAACATGTAGTTGTCGATCTCGTTGCGTTCGAGGACGATCAGGGTGGCGAAGCGTTCGATGTTGTCGATGGAAACCAGAAGATCGACCAGCCCGTAGTCGCCGAATCGTTTGTGGAACTCGGTGACCAGCCCTTTTGCTGCCGCCCGCCGGAACACTGATTCTGGGTCAACCGCCGCAAACACAATGTTTTGTAGGCCATCTTCCATTTCTTCGCTGTTTTCGTCGCCCATGTGTTGCCCCTAACGTGAAAGTGGGGCGAGGAACTTGTCCCCGCCCCACCATTGTAGGTGTTATTCAGTTGTCTCTGGGGTGAGTTACACCAGAGAGAGCACTGCGTGTTGTGCTTCAATCTTCTTTCGGCTGACCCACGAGTTGTCGTCCATTGACGCTACTGCTCGTTCGGCGGGCATTGCCGCACGATGGTGGTCAAGGTACTCGCCGATTGCGTTCACCATTGACCAACCGTTGTAGCCGTAGCCGCCAGCGTTACGAGAGTTGTCGAAGATCCCCCTGATAAGGGTGTTTACTTCTTCCCTGTTGTTTTTCTGGCGGTCAGTTTCGTCTGCTCGCACGGGGAACACCTTGTTGAGCACCTTGTCAATCTCTCCTGTTCCGGTACGGACAGGAACAGCAAGCAATGACTCTGCCATCTGCTTGAAGCCTTTCGCCCATTCCGTGGAGATCTCAAGAACTGTCTGGGCGTCCTCAAGTGCTGAGTCCACGTTCTTGGTGTGTCGGGCAGTGAAGGTTGACTGTGCCTGATGCATTGCCAGTCGGACAGTGTTGTTGCAGACTGCACGGATGTCGGTGTTGGCGTACTTGATCGCAACCTTGCCGTCGTGACCTGATGTGACTACGAGGTAGCGACTGATTCGGTCGTTGACTCCTACGGGGTCAATCACGAGAGGTCCGAGGTCAATCGTCATGAAGAACTGTCGCCCGTCAAAGAGGACACCGGCTGTGTCAATCACTGCGTCGCCTTTGGTGGCTCCTACGACAGCGAGTGCTCGTTCGGCGACCTCTCGGTTCTGCTTGACCGTGTATCGGGTTCCGACTGTGGCGAGTCCGCCCCATGTGCCGTCTACGTCCTCACGGACTGTGGCTCGGCTGTCGTCAATGATGATCGGCTTGCCGTCGGGGTCAAGTAGGAGGTTCCCGTCTTCGTCTACTGCGGCGACCTTTACTAGGTGGACTGTGTAGTCGGCTTGGGCGGCGGTGAGCATCTCGTCAAGTGTGCCGAGTCCCTTCATGGGTGTGCCTAGACGATGCCAGGGTGCTCCTCCTGTTGCGGAGTAGGCGAACCTCGCCGTTCCGTCGTCGTTCATTTCTAACTCATGCATGTGTACCCCTTTCATGGGTCTAGTTGATTCGTACCCGAAGCCTAGCCTCAGATTTATCCCAGAAACAACATTTGTAAAAAAGATTTACCTAAAGCGTTGACATCACCTGCGGGAAGGCTAGAATCAACCACATGAATCTAACTAGCAGAGTCAACAAAGCAGTAGAGGCACACATTGAGCGACTCAACGTCATTGACCGCTCGCTCCGCTTCCTGCCCCAGTCGAACTTCCGGGATCAGCGCATGGACGGGCTTGAGAACAAGATCCGTGACCAGATCATCTCCGGTCGCATCAAACCCACCGACAACACCGGCATGAATGCAATGGCAGATCATCTAGGCATCATGCAGAACCAAAAGTTCACAGGCATGCCGGACGGCAGTGATCAAGGTCAAACCAACCTCATGGCAACGCTGGCTACGCTTGCAGAGGAGAAGTGCATGCGAGGAGAACCCACCACGTTCATCTCGGGTGACATCGTGGACATGTTGGAGGTAGCAAGCGAGACACTTGACTGCGAACCTCTCCGAACCACCGACATCATTTCCCCCTGTGGCTTCATCTACCTAGAACGACCCCTCGTCGTAGAGATCGGCTCAGAGCACTACAACAACTCAGAGGGAGAAACCGTAGGCATCAGAGCCATGGCATGGAGAACCAGCGACAACGTGCTCGCCAGCGACGGCAGCGCCGTAGGCGGTCTCTGCGTTTACATCTACAGTGACGCTGGATGCTTGCGCTACATCACCGGAGGGAAGCACCTGATCCCCTCGGTCATCCCTGACTCCACGCTCGTACTCCTTGACACAGCAGGTTGGGCGTACAACCAGCCTTGGCGTGAACCCGAAGAAGGCGAATCGTTCGGCTGGGATGGGAACGTGGTCGTTGCTGCACCAGACGTAGTCGCCCAACGCAACTTTATGCTGTCCCTCTTCCGCTTCATGTGGCAGGAACTGATCGTCAGGGAATCGGCTGACGTTCCTCGCCCCCTACGACGAGGTGCGGTCAGAGCACTCGGCATTGACGATCCAATCACCATCCTCAAGTTGCGACGGGCACAACACTCCTCGGAATCGACAGGTGACGGATCCCGACTTGACCACCGGATCTTGGTACGAGGACACTGGCGCAACCAGTGGTACCCGTCCCTCGGCGCATCAACCGAACCAGAAGCACACCGAATGATCTGGATCGCCCCTCATGTGAAAGGTCCCGAGGACGCTCCGTTCAGGACAAAGCCGAAAGCAACAGCGGTAGTGCGCTGATCACGCAAAAACATCTGCTAGGTTGCTAGCACCGCTTCCCAGCGGAACCCAACCCCCACAGAAAGAGCCCGCCGGATTCACCTCCCGGCGGGCTCTTTCACGTTTCAGCGAAGTTCTCTCGGTGTCGAACAGTAGTAGTTGCCGTAGTTCCACGGACCAACACTGCATTCCGCCCACATCACAGCGCATGACTCGGCGTTCAGAGCGAAGTCATCTGCGAAAGCAAACCGGTCGTAGTTCTCTAGCAACTTGCCCTCGTCAAACCAGCCGGACAGGTTGTTCTGCTGACACAAACCCCACGAATCATCGCCGGTATTACGGTTTCCGTTATGAGCAGAAGAGTCGCACAGCGATTCTCGGCTGATAATCCTCAGCATCTTGTAAACCGTGTCGTCGGTGGCTCCTCGATCCCAAAGCTCCCTGGCGATTATGTTGGCTTTGACCTGGGAGCAGCCGCTTCCCTCTCCGTAAACCTCTGGTATGGAACCTTCCCATACAGGTAGAGGCACTGTCGTCTCGGGAGCCCCGCCGTTGATTTCGGTGACAGTAGGCGGTTCTGGTTCCGGTGCGGGCTCGAGAGTTATTCCGGCGGGCAGCTCCGGCACTTGCGGGATCCATTCCTCGCTCGAACTCCAGTCGGCGTTTAGATCTTGGATGATCAACGGGTTTCCGAATGGTTCGGCGATTGTTGTCGGAGGCGGATCGGTGACTACCGCTTGCGGCGAGATCTCTGATCCTGCTTTGGCTACACCGAGGGAGAACAGTGCGGCGGTGAGTATGGCAAATAGACGGGTAAGGAGAAACATGAGAAAGACCTTTCTCTAGGGAAGATGCAGCCCCCGCTGCTGGTGTAGTTACTGTGATTAGTTTACCATTGTGTTACGGAACACGGTACACATGCAAGTACCCACGGACTCGGGGGGTGAGTCCGTGGGTACTTACTACCACTTTCTACTTGGCTAAAGTCGGTTCCCGTGGCTCGGCACCCGACACGGACATTACGTCCGGCGTTCTGGTTAGAGGGGTCGAATCAAAGCGTTCTTTGTGTCCTCGGGGAGAGCATCAAGGATCTCGTCACGGACATCTCTCATCTCTTCTGCGTGGAACGTGCCGGTAATCTCAAGACCGAATGCGTTGATCTCTTCGTCGGTGTACCCGATGGTTGCTCCGTGTCCGTCGTGCTTGGTGAGGACTACGGGACCAACGATAACTGCGTCGTCGTACTGGCATGCCGTGGATGCAATCGGGTTGATCATGAAGTCGTTGCGGAACAGTCCCATGTCGTTCACCACCATGTCGGTGGCGATGCCGTTGATCTCGGCGTCAACGATAGAGATGAGTCCATCAACACACTGTTGAGTCTCAAGGAGGGAGTCGCCTTCGGCGTGGATGCGGAAAGCGTTTCCCAGCTCGTCTATGTAAAGGAAGTATTCGGTAGTCATGTAGTAAGTATGCCGGAATAGAAACCGGATGTCAACCCCTCGTGCAGATTTATTTGTGTGCAGATTTATTTGCAATCCGGTTTTGATACCACTAAGATGTATCACATGACCAACTACTACTTAGGCGTTCGGATGTTCGCCGACCGAATCGGACTTGACCCGTGGGACGTTCGACTTGACGACCTGCGAGCCTTCGCCCGTATCAGGGAACAGAAGCCCGTAAGCCGATACTCGTTCGGTTCCCCGTGTCGCTTCGTTCGCACCATTGACTTCGCCGTCCACGTTCTCCTACCCGAGATGCTCGTAGAGCGTCACCCCGTGTGGGCGACCTACCTGCGGTCAACCTCACCCCGATGGGGACGCTCATGGCGTTCATGGTGAGAGTAGTTGTCAACGCCACACCCATCGGATAGATTTATTAGTACCTACTACGGAAGGGACACCCCAATGATCAAATCCACCGAATGCCCCCGCTGCGGAGGAGGCATCCCCAACGACATCAACGTCGGCGCATACCCTGGCGCACTATCCAGAACCGACAACGAAACAGAGATCTGCTCCGAGTGCGGAACACTAGAAGCACTCGAAAATCAGCTCTACGGAGAACCCATCCCCCAACGAGAGTGGCTCTCCGTGATGAGGGAGAATGGTTTCTAACCCAAACATTTAGTGCTAAGGTTCAGAATGACAAGATAACAAGCCCCCCGCTGTCATCTGTCAGACTGTCTCCAGCACAGTCATAGAAAGACCCGTCGGAGTACGTCAATACCGGCGGGTCTTTCGCATTCTCAGGACAAAGCCAGTTGCAAATAGTGTGAGAACACCTCTGCTCCAGCACCAGACGGATTCAGTTCCCCACCCTCAACGGCTTGGTTCACCACCGCCCGCTTACGCTCAATCGTGCTGAAGATCTCCTCGTCAATAGTTCCAGCACACAACAAGTAAGTAGATGTGACAGACCCCGGCTGACCCAACCGGTGACATCTTGAATACGTCTGGTCAACATCCGCCGGAGTCCACGGCAACTCAACGAACAACACATCCTGCGCCGCCGTCAACGTATGGCCCGTCTTCGCCGCCTGAATCGACAAAACAATCACCGGAGCATCCTCGGTATCCATTTCTTGGAAACGGGACTTATGACGTTCAATCTCCTCAACGTCCATCGCCCCCTGTATCTTCAGGTTCCCGTACTTCGATGCGAGTTCGTCGACGATTTCTCGGTGGTGGGCGGCAACAACAACCTTTTTGCCCTCTTCGAGATGTGACTCGATGAATTCGGTGACTGCGGGCATCTTCGCACGGGCGGCTAACTTCCTCAAAACACCGATTCGAACCAGATGTTGATTGGCTTCGGCTTTCATTTTCGCTCGAACCGCCGCTGATCCAGGTTTTTCGCCGAGCTCTCGAGCCAGCTCCGCCGCCCGGTCCATCAGGTACTTGACGATGTCGCGTTCCGCCTTCTGGTACTCCTTCATTCCCCCGGCAGTCCCGTCCACGGTCAAAACGTGATGTCGGACTGGAGGTAACTCGTGCAGCACCTGGTCCTTGGTGCGCCGGATGTAGCAGTTTCCGCGAAGCCGCTCGTTGAGTTCGTCGAGATTCGAATGCCCGTCGATGTTCCACTGACCGAATCGATCTCGGAAAGCGTTGCAGTACCGTCGATAAAAGCCCCACTTGCCGCCAAATTCATCCAATTTGCCGATGATTTGGAGTTGGCTGGCGTACTCGGCGGGCTTATTCGTGATTGGGGTGCCGGTCAAACACAGGACAACACCATCTTTCGGTGCAGATTTAGCGATTTTGACTGCCGCTTTCGTGCGTTGGGCATCCGGGCTCTTGCAGTAGTGAGATTCATCGAAGATGTAACTTGAGAACTTCTTCAGATCGTTTTCCCAGGCTTTGATGTTCGAGTATCCGACAACCAAAACGTCGAAACCAGGCTCCGGGAAGTCTTTTCGATTCTTGATCGTCGAAACTTTTCGGCTCGGAAGCCACTTTTCGTACTCTTTCGCCCAGTTCAGCACCAAAGTTGGAGGGCAAACCACTAAAACCGGGTACGAATCCAGGTTCTCGACCGTTGCGATTGCCTGAAGCGTCTTCCCCAAACCCATATCGTCTGCGATAAAGCAGCGTCGAGCAGTCGATGCGTACTTCACACCAGCGCGTTGATAGCCCAACAACGGGAGTCCCGCCACCTCAATATCAGCGTCTACCTCTCTTGAGTCTTCCACGAGAGCTTTTCGATCGTCGACGATGCGTCGAGCCGCTTCTCTCGTGCTCTCCTCGACCCTGATACCGAATCGATCAGCCCACTCGACTGCTTCAGTGAGCGATCCTGATGGAGCGGTCCACCCTTTCGACCCTTTGTTCCAAGTGATTCCAGGGATCTGCTTGACAGCACGCACTTTCACTGGGTCGTAAGGGAAAATGAGATGGATTTTGCCGCCATCAAACTCGAGGATGTCTTCTGAAACTTCGCGTTCGACGTCGATTTGGGTGAGTTCAGGGGCAACAAACCAATTGTTCGCCGCTGCGATCTCATAAATCTGGGTCAATTCATCGACCGGGATTCGCCACACTCGAGATGTTCGATCCCACTTCGAGCCCGGAATCCGCCGGATCTGCTCGACCAGGTCCTCTGAATACTCGAATTTGGCTACCAGATCTCGATCCGCCAGTAGTAATTCCCCACTCATGTCTACAGTCTACGTTAGTCCCGCTGCGCCGAAAACTTACCGCTACCACCTACGGTGGTGGAAGAGAACCGGGTCGAGGGATTCGAGCTGCCTGATCGAGCTGTCTGATCGAGCTGTCTGATCGAGCTGGTCCAGGCAACGGGGAACCAAAAAAGCCCCCGCCGTAGCAGGGGCTTCTCGGGAGAACTGGGACTACCGGAGTCGGATAGTCCGAACAAAGCGTTCAGCGTTGGCTGAGTTCGCTTCGTGAGCGAGACGGAGCGCAGTGACATGCTCCACCTCCACACAGCCGGTGTGCGCTTCGTGGCGTTCTGCCAGTGCAGCGTCACCCGCAGTAGTGGCGGGGAACGTGTCGATGGAGCATCTCGCTGCTTCGGTCAGTTCCCAGAACTCACTGTATGTGTGGGTCTTCTTCATAGTTTCACCTCCTTACTCATACTAGAGGGATGGCACCTATGAACTTTGACATGTCACACTTCACGGCACTTCGTACGTTCATACATATGTGGGAGGGAATCCGCAGAACGTAAGGGGTTCAGAACTTTCTCAGATTCTTTCCACGGGAACGTCACACTCAGTGTTACACCCTTCGTTTAGATTTACAGACATGACCAACTACTACACACCGGAGGGAGGTGAACTAATGGTTACCGTCACTATGTGGGGAGGATTCTCATACGCGGCAGGCGACCCGGAGACGTTTGAGTCTTGGGGTGATGCCCGCATGGAGTATCTCCGGCGCATGGAGGTGTCCAATCGGTACTACCCGCTATGGGGAGATGCCGACATGGACGACTATGTGATCGTCAACGAGTTTGACGGTCTCACTCTCCGTGACGTCATCCGCGATCATGATGAGTGTGATGCGGACGACAACTGCGGAGTTCTCCATAGTTGAGACTCACCACTACTGAGTATTAGGACTCGGCGCACAGGGGAGCGTGGCAACAGAACCCCACTTCCAGCCCCTACTACCACTGGGAGGTGATGGCACATGTCGGTGCCGCCGCCATAAGGGTCGCCCCTCTACCGGAGAGAAAACCGGTGGAGGGGCTTTTCCCATTTATGGGCGTTGGTAACCGCCGCTCGACAGATACACTCAATCTCGGTCAATCACCCGATTGGCTATGAGACACTCACCACCCCAGAACAAAGCTGGACGGACACGGTGGTGACGGCAAGCGGCGATCTTTCTTTCGAGGAGGGTCGCCGTTAGTCGTTCTCGGCTACACTCGATTCCATGTCCACTACTGAACCTTGCCTCAAGTGCGGAAGCCCCGTGAACCTAAATGAAGCCCGTCACATCCACAAAGTCACCGGGTACTGGGAAGTCGACGGAAAAGGACGCCCCAAGAAGCTGATTTCACGCATAGAAGCAGTCGGCGGGGCTTACCACTGGTGGTGCTGGCGTGCCGACCAGGGGTTCGGCGAGCAGCAGTCAATGTTTTAGCCCAACGGGGCTCGCGGCTACCGTCGCGGGATGGACCCCCATTTGTTGATCGGGCAGCTCTCGTCTGGTACTCGAGTTTTAGCGGGGAGATAGCAGCGGCATACCCCGCATTGCTGAGATTTGGGTGAGTAGTGGGGGCATGACTCGCAGATGGTGAGTCGGAGCGCACGGGTTTGCCTGTCGGTTGATCCGATACCGAAGATGGGTGCGAGGTGAGCGAAGGGGAACCTAGACATGGGTACATAGTAAAGGGGGCTCCGCCGTTCAGACGGAACCCCCTTCTAGGTGTTGGGTGGGTTTATTGGTTATGCGTCTACCGGCAGTCCTCGCATCACACATAGGTATGCAGCGATGAGGTGTCGGTCTGCGCTTTTGGTGGTCTTCTCACCTGTTGCGTGGTCCAGGGCATCACATGCGGTTCGTACCATCTCGTAGGCGATGTCGTTGGGGTCAATGGCGTTGTTCTCTACCGCATCCTCAAAGATGAGGTTCAGGTTTGACGCTCCGGCAAGGCACTCCTCGAGGGTTCGCATCTTCTTGTCGGTGTTGTTGTGTCGTTGCTCTGCTTTCGCAACGATGTCAAAAATGTCGGACTGGGGTTCTGTAGTAGGTGTTTCATCCATAGGTGTCATCCTAATCTATCCGTTTCAGAGATGTCAACTCTTTCTTACTTCTTGCCCATCATCATGGTGACAATCAGATAGACCAGCCCCATGCCAAGAAAGGCGTTCACCGCCACTTGGAGAATCAGTACCATGCCATCGCTCCTTCACATTGGTCGGCAGTCCACGCGAGCCAATCTCGCAGATACCAATACTGTCCGGCGACGTTCTCGCCCTCCCAGATGATCCGGGTCTCACGTTCACCAGTCACGGCATCCTTCATGGCGTGATCCATATCGTATGCCAACTTTCGAAGCGTGTCGGGAGCGATCTCGCCTTCTTCATCTCCGTACAGTAGTTCGGGGTTGCCGATCCCCAACGATGAGAGCATGGCGTAGGCGTACTTCCCCCGATACCAGCATGACGTTCCGAAGATGCCTCCAACGGATTCTGCTCGTCGCTCACCCAGGTCCTTGTACCAAGGGCAACCGCAAGCATCCTGTGTTGCTTGGCAGTCAATCTGGTCGTGGGTGTCGCCGTCTTCATCAACGAAGACGTTGCCGTCACGATCTTTCATCTTGACAATGACTGCGGTGCCGTGCGTCTGGCAGGGATAGTTCTTAGGGATGTTGTCTAGACCCATGTCGGGCTCCTCTCAGTAGTAGGTGTGAAACATCCTAGTACCTGTGTCAAGGGGTTCGCAACTTTGTTCTCCGCAAATCTAAACAGCACCAGAAATAGGCTCCAAACACGATTCTACGAAAAAAATCTTTCGGCTCGAAACCCTTATGGCGTAAGGGTTTTAGCCCAGAGCTCAGGTTTTGTTCAGATTTAGGGGTTGTCAACGCAACACCCATCCATTAGTGTTCATGTCAACAAGCGAGTCACCCCGACTCGCAAGTGAGGAAAGGAAGGAAACCATGAACCTCACACAAGCAACCAAGACATACCTCGCAGCCAAGCAGGCAGCAGAGGAAGCGGACAAGGCGAAGAAGATCGCCGAGACCCAGATGAAGGCAGCGTTCGCCGAAGCCGGAATCACCTACAACGTCGTTGACGGTCAGAAGGTGTCGGTCAACTCCAAGGGTCGTCGCAACGTAGACGTTGCCACCCTCGCCCAGATGATCGGCAAGAGCCTCCTCGCCAAGGTGACCAAGCCTGCCATTGACGCAAAGGCATTTGATGCAGCCGTCACCATCGGCAAGATCACTCCCGAGGTTGCCGAAGCCGTAACCAAGATCACCGAGTACGACGAGGTTCGGGTCACCAACCTCGCCACCGAGACCGAGGGGATCGCCACCACAAAGGTGGCGTGACCCTACGGTAACCACCCATCGCTCAAAGGAAGGAAACTGCGATGACAAACGAAACCCAGACCCCCGACTGCTGGAAGAACGTCGAAGACGTACTCGCTTCCGGTGTTGACCGACTCATCCTCTACGGACCCCCCGGAACCGGCAAGACATACGCCGGACTCAACTACGGTGATGTCTCCCGAGGTGCCTACCGCATCATCTGCAACGAAGACATGACCGCAGCCGACGTAACCGGATACATGAAGCCTATGGGCGAAGGTGTCTGGAAGTGGATTGACGGTCAAGCGATCAAGGCATGGGAAGGCGACGGCTTCAACGGCGGTCGCATCGTTGCCGACGAGATTGACCGAGCCTCTGGTGACGTTCTGTCGCTGCTACTCGCCATGTTTGACTCACCCGAGTCCGCAACATGGGAACACCCTGACAGCGGTCGTATCGTGCGACCCCGAGAAGGCTTCTCAGTCGTCATGACCACAAACGTGGAAGACATGCGAGAACTACCTACCGCTCTCCGAGATCGGTTCCCTGTCGCTCTCCGCATTGACCAGCCCCACCCCGAAGCACTCAAGGTTCTCTCACACGACCTGCGTAGTGCTGCTGCTGCAAGCGCAGATGCCGACCGAAGCCGACGGTTCTCCATCCGAGCCTTCATGGAGTTTGACAAACTGCGGAAAGGCATCGAAGCCGACCGTGCAGCCAAGATCATTTTCGGCAAGCACGCCGACGACATCATGGATGCGATCAAGGTGGAGGCTCTGGCATGACCGCCGGAGCCCCCACCAAACACGCAGCATTTCCCGAGTGGCTGACCAGACAAGACGACGATCCGACAGCATGGAGCGTTGACGAAGGAACTGGCAACCGAGGCGACGCCTGGACCAATCTCCAAGAACACAAAATGCGTGTTCCGATGGGAGACGACGAGATCAGCCGAGCGGTTCGGGCGCACGAAATGGTGCATGCCAAAGTGTCACCCAAACAAATCTCTGCAAAATACGCCGAGTCCCTGGGGGTAACTCTTCAAGACTTGACGGTGGCGGAAGAGTTCCGAGTCAACATGCTTGCATCCGAAGCCGGATTCGACATGGACAACCTCCGAGACGGATCAGAAGTACTTTCAGGTGAGATCGCTGGAAAGAACACGAACTGGAACGGAGCGGTTCAGTCCGTTGCAGCGATGGCAGGCACAAAGGCATGCAACGACTTCATCCGAGGCGTAGGCAAACACAACAAAGAGATGGCTGACTCGCTGCGTGGTGTGCAAGCAGAACTGAAAAAGCTCTGGCGTAAAGACCTGAAAGAAGGCAACACCGTCAAGATCGGAAGCACCAAGCCCATCGAACTTGAGGCTGAGTGGGAGAAAACCGAAGTCACCAAGGGCTTCCATCGGTACACAACGAAGTACGCCAAGTACATCCGTAGTGTTCAGATTCACGAAAGCGAAGATGGCGAACCCGACGACGAAGAGCAGAGAATCCCGAGCAAAAGCGATGTCAAGTCGTCAAGCAAGCGTGGGGAGTTCGCTCGCCTCATTGAGTTGCGCCTACCGAAACCTAAGAAGGTTGACGGTCGCATCGGTCGCAAGCGTGTACCCACCGACATCGGAAGAAACCCCCGGCGCATCAACCGGCTCCTCACCGACCCTGACAAGCGCATCTTTGACAAGCGAGTCAAGGGCAAAGGCGGTGTGGTGCTTATTGACCAGTCGGGCTCAATGTCGCTCAGCGACAGAGACATCTGGAACATGATCGAACATGCCCCCGGATGCGTCATCATTGGGTACAGCCACCGACCGGGATCAAAGGACATGCCGAATGTCTGGGTTATCGCAGATCGTGGTCAAGTTGCCGAAGAAGTGCCTCGCAGCAACAGCGGTAACGGTGTGGATGGTCCTGCCATCCGTTTCGCAGCGAAAAAACTACGCACCGGAGAGCCGTTCATCTGGGTATGTGACGGAACAGTCACCGACGGAGCCTCAGACCATATTTACGCAAATCTGTACAAAGAATGCGCTGAACTGGTAATCAAACATCGCATCCACGTTGTGCCGGATGTAGACGAAGCCGTGCATGCACTCAAAAAGGCATCGCGAGGCGAACGCCTAAACATGCGATGCGACACCCGAGATCACACGTTACGAACGGCAGTCCGCAACATCGCCAGCCAGCGAGACATCTGACAAGTCTGGGGGAAGGGGACTTCCTTCCCTCCTTCCCTCAACAGAAGGAACCTCGAACCGCAAGGTTCGGGGTTCTTTCGCGTTCACCCAGAGTTCTTAGTGTTTGTCCACGCAGTCTTGTCCATGATTCGCCACGCCACATAGCCAAGACCGATCCACATGCACTCCTGCCACGACAGAGAGAGCGAATCCACCCGTCGTGCCACGAACCACAGCACAGCAGCATCGAACGCTGCAACCAGGACCAAGCCGATTACTCCCAGTACGAGCAACCCGATGTTCTTTGCTGGATCGTTGTTCTCCATCTCAGACACTCCTATCTTCCGCAGGTGACTGAAGCAGTTTAGCCATCTGCTCCTGCCGCCAGTCCGGATGGTCGTCAGCGATAACCGCCGCAGCCAACCTGACTGTCTCTGCCATCTCTTGATACAGCAGCCGCTCGAGCTTGTCCGCCGCAGCTAATAGATTTAGAAGAGAAACTCCAGGCTCCTCAATGGGTGATTCAGATTTATCCGTGTCCAAGGTCAGTAGCCCCGTTCTTTCTTTTTCTCTGCGGGACTTCCGAGCTTCTACTTCGTACGGTGGTGGAAGAGCTCGGGTTGGCCCTTTGGTTTGGGTGCCCCCGCCGAGCGAAAGGAGGAAACTCTCGACGGGGGCGGAACCCTGTTGCCGAGTCCGCAACGGTCCGACCCGCACGGCGCAACAAACCCGAGCGTACTACATCGGTGTCATTTGTCGGGGTGAATCATTTTCAGAAAGATTTTTCCGATTAGGGGTTGACATCGCCTGTCACATCATTAGAATAAATCACACCTACTAAAGAAAGGGGCACCCAAATGGGAGCACGAGCCACTATCAGAATCATCCATCCCACTAGCGACACACCCATCCACCTCTACACGCATTGGCGTGGCGACGACATTCTTGAGATCCTCGCCGAGGGAATCAGTCGAGCAGATATGGCGGGCAGACTCAGTGACTACTCGTATGCGACTCGCATCATCTTTGACACACTCACGATGTGTGATGGTGGCGAGACAGGGTTCGGTATCTGTATCGGTGACGAGGGTGAGCCTGGTGACCTGAACTACGACACCCCCACGTTGGCGTGGCTACCTAGTGGAACCGTTGAGGTCTACTACAACTCTCTAGTGGTGGATGCCACAGACTTTGTGGAGATGGTCAAGAAATCCTTGACAGACGCATAACGTCACCACTAAGATGAATCTCACCTACTACAGAAAGAACATCTGATGACAACCCTCATTGACGTTGACATTGACAACTGGGAAGGAACCTTCCCTGCACGACATGACCTCGTTATCCATGAACGGGGAGAAAACCCCGAAGACGGAATGGTTCTGTACGGCTTTGACGAAATCGGTTTGTTTGACCACGAGTTCAGCAAGCCCGCCTACTCATTCGTACCCGACACATTGGAGGACAACTGACATGGAAATAACCCAAACCGAGCAAGACCAGTTTCATTTGTTCAGCGACCACGACGAGACGATGAACATTGACGTCAATCTTCATCTCGATGATGGCGCTGATGGCAACGTCAATGTCGTTCTTTATCAGAAGGTGAAGAGCGGTGACGACTACGGGTTCATATCGGACGACGGGGATGTGATCGGGGTTATCCGTGTTCCGTATTCACTTATCAAGCAAACCATCAACAAGGAGTACAACTGACATGGGAGCAGACTTCATTCTCGCAATCGTCGAGAAACCTCAGGAAGAAGATAAGGAGTTGTGGCGAACTCGTATCGCCGCACTCACCGTGACCGACATGGAGCAACTTGATGCCGACTGCTGTCCTCTTGTTCCGACTGAGTTTGACCTCAGCGAAACCGACAAACCTGAGGCGCTCATACGAGAGTTCGCCGATGACCTCGTTGACACAATCTACGAACTGTCATGGACCCATCCCGGACGAGAAGCCACTTGGCTAAATCTGGGAGATGAGTCCTACATCGCTTCGGGTGGAATGTCGTGGGGAGACTCGCCGACCGACACCTACGACTACATCATTGCATGGGATGTGGTCACCGAACTTCTCATAGACAGACCTTGACAAAGACTTGACAGACGTAAACCAATCCACTAGATTTATTCACACCTACTACAGAAAGGGGGCAGAGATGCCCACTACCAAGACAACCAACCAAATGAAGAAAGAGTGGGGCGAGCGAGCAAGCAAGCACCTGAAGGGGAAGGTCATCGCCGAAGTGCGATACCTCACCGAAGAAGAAGCCAAGAGCCTGCTCTGGTTCCACTCCACACTCGCCATCTTCTTCACCGACGGCTCATACATCTTCCCGAGCCGAGATGACGAAGGCAACGACGCTGGAGCGTTGTTCACCTCATTTGAGGACTTGGACACCATCCCCGTCATTCAGGAAGGGTGGTGAGCGACATGGCTGAGTACGCCACCATCGAAATCGGGAACGCCACCTACATCATGGACGAAAAGAGAGCCATGCGGATGTTCCATGAGTTCTGTCACCACTTTGGATGGGTTGGCACGTTCATCACAGAACACGATGTGCGAGAGTCAATCCAGTCTCGGCGAGAAGCCGACGACTTGGAACCCTTCACCGAAGAGGAGCTCAGCGAGGCTACTCGCAAGGTGACGAGCACGAAGTCGTACCAAGACAATGTTGTCGCATGGATGCAAGAAGAAGGCTGGGAAATCATTCACAGCATCATCCACGACGAAGTTGAGTCCGCTCTCTCTACGAGTTGACATACATAAATCAAACCACTATCATCTTTCACACCTACTACAAGAAAGAGACACGCCATGCCTAACTGGTGCTACAACAACTTGACCATTGACGGAACCCGAGAGAACATCAGCGAGTTCCTCACCGCCATCACCAGCGACCTGCCCGAGGGCGGGTTCGACCTCACCATTCCTTTCCCCTGCCCTGAAGAACTGCAAATCACTGCACGATTCCTCACGCCGGACGACAGCAACGACGACGAAGAGACAAAGGCGCTCCGTCAGCAGTACACAACCAACAAGGAAAAGTACGGCGCTACCAACTGGTACGACTGGCAGATTGAGAACTGGGGAACCAAATGGTCACCCGACATTGACGACCTTGATGTTCAGGATGACGGCAAACGTATCTGGGCACGTTTTGATTCGGCATGGGCACCGCCCTCACAACTCATCCAGAAACTGTCAGGACTGTTCCCCACCCTACAGTTCGTAATCTCCTACGAAGAAGGCGGAATGTGTTTCGCCGGAGCCGAAGGTTTCTACGCCGGAGAGATGGTTTACAACGGTTACTTCCAGTACGACTCCATCCCCATTCTCAACGTCATTCAGGAAAAACTCGACAACCTTCCTGAGGGCACAGAAGAAGACGACGTATGGGACGAATACAACGAAGCCCTCCGTACCATCATTGACCAACGGTGGGATGAAGCGGACTGCGTTGTCGCAGAGAAAGCGAAGGCAACACTATGACCACGGCATACACCACCCGAGTCCACACATCTCCCTGCCCTATCTGTAGGGAGACAAGCATCGTTCACGCCCCCTCAGACGGCGTGGAACGCTACAAGAAAGGGGAATACATCCAAGATGCTTTCCCCACCCTCAGCATCGCTGACCGTGAACTCATCATGACCGGCACTCACCAAGAGTGCTGGGACTTGATGGTTGGAACCGAAGAACAGGAGAACGAAGAGGCAACATCATGAGCAAACTTCTCTACCACACCGGCACAGACACCTACTTCGGTCTAGACGACGACGTAGTAGTCATTGACCTGGACCACTGCTCAGAAGACGACATAGCCGACTTGTACGAGCAAGAGAACCCGAACGGGGTGCTCCGGCATGCCCGACACATCCACGCAATCATTGAGGAACAGGAATGATGCTGTCCAAAACAACGCCTATCGTCTACTGGGTCTCTGACCGTTTCGACAACGAATACCAAGTCAAGGCTCGGGTTACAGAAGACTTACTTATTGCGTACACAATCACCGACAAGACAGGCTCCCCTACGGGGGCCACGTCCATACACGCCGACTTCTACCGGCAACGTCCCAACGTCGCCACGCAAGACTGGCAGGACGACCTGACGTCGCTCCTCCAGAACCTACAGAACGTCACCGTCATATCAGCGGAGACACCGAAGGACTGATTCACCGTGGCACCACGGAAACACCGGCACAGCGACAACCCAGACTGGGAATACACACGAGCAACCATTGAGGCTGCACTCGTGGCGTACGACAACTGGCTACGCAAAACCGGAAGACTCAATGACCACGAGATGGTTGGCGTACTCGGCGAAGCTCTCGCTGACTGCGCTGACCATCTCCGCATATCTGTACTCGTGTACGGAAAGGAACAACCATGAACAACACGCCTCAACCGTTGACGGTGGCGGAAGAGAGCCACCCATGCTGAGCATCATCATCGAATGCGACGACTGCACAGCACGCTCCTCCGGGGAGCACGAATCGTTAACTTCAGCCATTGATCAATGGACACGTGAAGGCGGAGTGATCTCCCCATTCACCAAAGAAGCTCTCTGTCCTCGCTGCTACTCCAAACTTGCCCACCCAGCCATGAGAGGCAGAACCCATCATGAATAAGAACACCATCGAAATCGCCGACGTGTTGGACTTCAGTTACTACACGCCAGGAGCGAACGGCAAAGAAGCATTACTTAAAATGCTTGCGGCAGCTTACTCGCAGCTCGCCGCGCTGCCAATTGACTCGCCTGGAACTGACTGGTTGGCCAACCCGGACGGATCAGAAGGCACCATTGCCGACGTACTCGACGGGGTAGCTCTTGTTGCACGCCGCTACGTAGACGAAGATCTTCTTGACGTTGACGCATCCGACTACGGTTCCGAATCCGCCCGCCCCTCAGGGAGCCTCAACCTTTGACGGTGGTGGAAGACAGCAACAAATGTCAATGTTTACTACCTACAGCAACCCGGCAGTGTGATAAATATGGAGCGTGACCACAGAATTCGAAACTTGGGACTCCGCAGCCGCTCACTTCGTCGGAACAATCTACGACCAGGTCCGATCAAAACCGAAAGTTTCAATACCCGACCTCCGGAAAGAACTCGACACTTTCATTTCGTCCCTGTGGTCATCCCCCGGTGGGAACTCGGCAGCGACGGCACGATGGTCCAATCTTGGCGCGAATGCTTTCGAGCTATCCGAAAAAACGTCTCAACCCTTGACGGTGGCGGAAGTGACTGAAACTTTGTGGCGCAAACAACACGACTACGGTCCAGAGAACGTCGCCCGGTTCGGACGGCAAGGACTGATGGTTCGCATGCACGACAAAGTTGCCCGCCTAGAAAACCTGATCGAAAACGACCGTATGCCCGCAGTCGCAGGCGAAGCAGAACGCGACACCCTGATGGACATCGTCGGATACTCCGCCATCGGCATGATGTGGGAAAGCCACACATTCCTTCTGCCTCTTGAATGGCGTCCCCGGAAAGCATCCTGAAAACTTCCTCAACCTTTGACGGTGGTGGAAGAGAGGGAACCGGCGGGGGCAGAACCAAACATTCGCCCGAGTATTGAGTCACCCGCCCCCGCCAGCTCAACCTTCCTGCGGCTCAGGGGTACAACCCACAGGACAATAAATATACTAACACACAACTTGTCAACAGACCGGAAAAGTTTTTCCACATGTGCGTTGGAAGCCCCGCACTGCTGATATAGTCGCATCAACAAATACCAGCCCTGGGTATCGAGTCATAACTGAGAACAACACCCCAAAAGCGAGGTGCTGTTTGTCATGCCCGGAAAAGAGCCCCGGCGGAGGATTTTGGTTCCCCCTAGAACCCCCTCCAGAATCACTCTTAACTACCTTGGTATGTCAAACTGAACCCAGTGGGGAATACCCTGTCACTTTCTCCTTCGTCGAAAGAGACGATTGAAATGTTCTTACCTACCAGGTAGAGTTGACCGTGGAAATCAAGTAATAACTCTTCTCTCCACGTTGAGTAACTACTACGGTGGTAGAAGTAAGTATCTAGCAAGGGGTGAACTATGTCTTGGGAAGAAGTTCAGTTGTTCGAAACACACGATTCGGTACCAGAACCACAAAACGACTTTAAAACGCCTCAGAGCGTCCCTGAGGGGGTAATCAGCTCGATTTGGGATCACTATGTGACCACGATGTGGGTGAAAGGTCGTAAACCGGTGTTCACCCCCGAACGAGAAGCCCTCATTCGACGCTCCGTCTCCCGACACGGAATCGCAGACGTCAAAGCCGCCATCTCAGGCTGCGCCAACAGCGACTGGCACATGGGCAGCAACCCTCAAGGCAAAAAATACAACTCCATTGAACTCATCCTGCGCAACGCACAAAAAATAGAGTTCTTCCTGGAATACGCCACAGACAGCACCGACGGAGACCCGTTCTGATGAACAAACACGAAACAGTAGAAGTTGTGGAACGAGTGTACGCCTCCTGGAACCAGCAACTCCCATCAGTCAAAGCAAAGTGGGACACCGTAATGAACGCATGGCACCAGATCCTCGCAAATCTAAACAAACAGGATGTGGATAACACTGTGAACAAACTCATCCTCGAAGACAACAACTACATGCCCAGACCCGGCACCATCTACAAACAAACAATACGCACCACCCACAACTACAACCCACCCACACCCGCCGAAGCCTGGGACCAACTCCGACAAGCAGCACAAGCAGCCCACAACGGAACCCACACCAACATCACCATCCACCCCACAGTCCGCAAAACCATCGACCAACTCGGCGGAACCAACGCCTACCAACTACACACAAACGGCGACAGAGAACTCTTCACCACCCACTACACCCGCAACATCCAAAACGAAGAAAACGAACTCTTCAACCAACAACCGTTGACACAATAAGTAAACTACCCCACATGCGCGGACGACCCCCCAAACAAGCAACCGGACCAACCACCCTCACCCTCAAACTCCAACCCCACATCAAAAACCACATCACCCAACAAGCACAAGCCTACGACCTCACAATCACCGACTACATACTCACACTCGTCAACCGAGATGCCGAAATCCCCAAACCCTAACCTCAACCCCGACAACAACTACAACCTGAACGTCCGCATACCAGGCTGGATGAAACTCGAAATCATTGAGCTTTGCGAGAAAAACGGATGGTCAATACAGCAGTGGGCTTCTGTCCGTTTGTTGGTGGCGTTGCGTGAGGGGCAGGGTGTGCCTCCTGCGCCGAGGGGTTTGGTGCCTTTGCCGACTACTGCGGATCAGATTCGTGCGTATGCTCAGGGGGAGCGTTTGTTGGGTCCTTGTGGTGGGGTGTGGCCGTGTGGGTTTGTTGAGTCTGATGTGACTGTTGTGTCGGGTGTGGAGTTTTGTGGTTCGTGTGGGGTGCGTGTGTAGTTATTGGTTGTCGTTCCACATTTGGGCGAGTGTGGGTCGTGTGGCTTTGATGCCGAGTTCTTTTTGTTTGGCTGCTAGTTGTCTGCTGGTCATGCCTGCCCATACTCCGTGCATGTCTGCTGGGGGGAATTCGAGTGCGTAGTTGAGGCATTGTTTTTTGACTGGGCAGTTGGAGCATATTTGTCTGGCTTGTGTGATGTAGGTGATGTCTTTGTGGTGTTGGGGGAACATGAGGTGGGTTAAGCCTTTGCAGTTGGCTTTGTTTGTCCAGTGTTGTGGGTTGGGGTTGGGTGTTGTTTGTTTGTCTGTGTGTTTGGGTTTGTCGGGGGTTTTGGTTTTGAGTTTTTTGATTGGGTTCATTTGGTGTTGTTTGGGGGGTTTAGGTGGGTGATTTTGGTGATGCATCCGTTTGGTATGAGGATTCCTCCTCCGATGTGTTGTGTGTTGATTGTGGATGCGAGGGTGTGGTGTGTGGGTGTTTTGTGGATTAGGTAGCCGATTGAGATTGTGGGTTCTGGGGTGGTTTGTTGGGTTTGTTGGGGGGTTTCCCATTCGTTGCCTACGGTGATGGCGTCTTCCCAGGTGATGGCGACTATGGGGGGTGTTTTGGTTTGGGGTTGGTCGGTGTTGATTCCGTATTTTTGGGCTTGTTTGTCGCCTATGTGTGTTCTGATGATTTGGTCTGGTTTGATGGGGGTGTTGTTGTTTGTTTTGGGGGGTTTGTTTGTTCTGGCTGTCATGGTGTTTCCCCCTGTAGGGTTTGTTGTGTCTCTATAGGTGTGTTTGGACACTTTGGGTTTTGTTTACGTGGATTTGTTTGATGCGGGCTTTTGGTTCTGTTGGTGTTGTTTGCCTTGTTCGATGGCTTCTTTGACGGTGAGTTCGGGGTGGTGTGTGTCGATGAGCCAGATGAGTGCGTGTAGGAGTTGTAGTTGGATGTGTTCAGACATCTAGTGCTTCGATTTGTCCGTAGTGTTCTGGGCAGATGTAGCGGACGATGCCTCTGATGAAGATTCCGACGTCGTTGTTGAGGGCGGGGTCGATGTCTTCTGCCATGTACATGGTTTCGATGAGTACTCGGTCGATGCTGGTGCCTGCGTCTAGCCATTCGCAGAGGCTGAGTCCGAGGTTGAGGAGGTTTTCGTCGGTGTAGCTGTAGTACCAGTAGGGGGTGTTGTTTTTGGTGTAGTCAAGGAATGTGTCGGGTTGGTAGCCGTTCATGGCTGGTTCTT